GAATAATCAGAAGTCTTTAATCGTACAAAATATGATTAAGCAAAAGACAATAAAAGCCGTTGAACTACGTTTGGGAGCGAGAGGATTGGCGACAGACCTTGCCGAGACTTCTCAGGATTGGGAGGTTGATTGGTTGAGAATTGCTTACTATCTTACCCACGAAGCCTATAATTCAGGACGTGCTCAGAGTATCTTGAAAGAGTACGGAGCTGATGCTGAGGTTTATTTCGATGTTTACGTTGGGGCATGCAATCGTTGTAAAGAATTGTATTTAGTTGACCCTGAAGACCCAGATAGTGAGCCGATTGTTTTCAAGCTAAAAGATATTATTGCTAATGGTAACAATATCGGGCGAAGGGTTAAGGAATGGAAACCGACTATTTCGCCAACTCATCCATATTGTCGTTGTACGATAAATCATAAGAAAGCAGGTTTTGCTTGGGATGCAGAACTGATAGCCTTTACCAAGCCTATCAAGAAAACTTCCACTAATCCAAAGTTAAAGAATGTGAAGTTGAATATAAAAGTATCGAAATAAAATTGTAAATGAAAACTGAAAAATTGTTATTGATACAGCCTCACTCAGACGATATTCTCTTTTGCTGTTCTCATCTTCTGTTCCTTCCTCAATACGAGGTTCAGGTGCTGACCGTAGAGAATGACCCAAAGAGAATAGCGGAGGATGAAAAATTGTTTGAGTTTCTCAATATTCCGTTCCATTATCTTGGACTGGATTTTCACGATGAGAGTTACTACGAGTTCCATAAGAATTACAAAGAAGTAACTGTGGAAGCAACGTATAAACATCTGAATGAATACTTCGGAAGGGAAACGCTGAACGAGATTGAGGAAACGCTTGTAAATTGGGTGAGAAAGTTCTTAAAGAAGAACAAAGGGTACGCGGTGGTAGCTCCTTGGGGAGTTGGACACCCATTCCATCTTTTTGTTCGGGAAACCTTACAAGGAGCTTTGAGTTACATGGAGTATTATCGGGAGTTTCCGCACTCATACAAAAGACGTTCTCAACCTCAAGTAGAGAAACAAAAGCAAGAGTATAGTCTGAAACGCTCTGTACCAGTTGATGAGTTTCATGAGGTGAAGTGGAAATTAGCGTCCAAGTTCTATCGTACGCAATCGGGGCTGCAATTTTATGAGCAAAATTATATAAAGAAAGAACTACCCGAAGAGATTTATGTTAAAAAATGACGAAGAATTGCCGTTTTGATTTATGATAGGAATAATCTACAAATTCACTATCATTGCCCGATATAGAATGGATGGCTATAAACCATTCTACGTTGGACAGCGTTGGGAAAGAAAATCAGTTGATAAATTTCTTTCTCAAAATTGTAGTAATTACAACGGTAGCGGTTCAATTTGGAATGATTTTCTTGGTAAGTTGAAGAAAGATTATCCGAAGAATTGGAGAATACTATATCAAGAAATGCAAGGCTCATTATTCTTATCATCTTGGAGGTTGTAATATATTATGGGGAAGTTCATTTGGAAGAGGCAAAGAATCACCTACAAAAGACCCATTGGTTAGAAAGAAGATGAGAGAAAATCATGCTGATTTCAACGGCAAAAAATAATCCTTTTTATAGCGACCATAGATTTGCTGGAGAAAATAATCCATTTTATGGCAAGAAGCATTCAAAAGAGAATAGAAAAAGACAATCTGAAATAATGAAGGAGTATTACAGAAATCATATCAATCCGATGAAAGGTAAACACAGAGTTATTACAGATAGTCAGAAAGTTAAACAATCCAAAACTATGTCTCAAACAATTTGGATAACTAACGGTATTGATAATACAAGAATAAATATCAATTTAGATATTCCAAACGGTTGGCGTAGAGGCAGAACAGGATATAAAATGAAGAAGAAATGAAGATTTTTTTCGCAGATTTTCAGATAGCAAAATATGGAGGAATAGTGAGCTATGTTGCTGATATGCTAAAAGCGTTCCGAGATTTGGGACACGAAGTAGATGTTGCTCAAATGACTCCTGCTTCCACTACCCAGAACGCTTATAACAAGAAAGTGAAAGAGTTTGAAAGCGGAGAACATCAGCGCAAGATTAAGTTCCATTCTCAGGCAGGAGGTTACGAGAAAGATGAAGTAACAGGTTATTGGCGCAATAACTATTACGGATATTTCTTGCCTCCAAGTAACCGTATCGGAGTATATGAGAAGAATGCTGTTGAAAGATGGAAGGAGCTTGTAAAAGATGCTGATATAATTCTTTGGAATTTCATGCCCACTAAAAGTTCTGCTTGGGATAAGAAGGGCGCGGAGTTCGATTTTTGGCATAAGTTCTTTGACCTTCCTTCTTCAATTAAACAAGTATTTCTTGTCCACGATGCATATTTTAATATAAGAGCTTCCAATATATCGGCTCTGAAAGATAAGATAATGTTTATGGCTTGTGCTCATTTAGCCGCTTATCAATGCTGTTCTGAAATAGGTATTCCGAGAAGTTTATTGTTGAATCCACGATACTTACCCAGCGGTGCTAAGATGCCCGTGAAGATGATGAATAAACGCAAGGAGGACTTTTTTGCCGCTCATATGTTTAAGTCTATGAAGCACATGGAAGAGTTGATTGCTGCCGTTCCTTATATTCAGAAAGGAGAAGAGGAGCGTTTCAAAGTAAAGATTGCTGGAACAGGCATAGAATATAACTATATGACCAGCGAGACTAAGACAAAGAGTAACTACATGTGTACTACGAAGCGCGATCCAGACCTTCCGAAGAAACTTGACGGCAAACTTTCTCTTTGGGATAGAGCCGAGAAGTTTGGAATGGAATACATGGGTCAGATGTCGGGCGGTGAGGTTATAGCGACTTTGAAAAATACGAAATTTGCTATTGACCCATCTTGGGCTGAACATTATGCACGTTACTGTCGAACCCATATTAACGGCTTTATTATCGAAGCTATGTTATGCGGCGCTTATCCTGTTTTGCGTGATTATAGAGGACTGGCGAAGGTAGAAGGAAAGGAAATATATGACCCACTATTCGAGAACGTCAGAGCAATCATTATTCCGTGGGATGCTACTCCGAAAGAGTTTGCTGCGGCTTTGAAGAAGGCTGCTAAAATGTCTCCTGCTAAATTCTTGAAAGATACAAAGTACAACTTTGAGTTAGTACATGAATTGTTTAATGCTACGAAGAATGCCGAAGAGATAATCAGACTGGTTAAAGGAGGAAGAAAGCTGGTAAGGAAAGAACTTGAAAAAGGCAAAGACTCACCGAATGTTAAGAAGATAACTCATGAAATCATGGAAGAGTTTTATCATATAGAACTTCCAATTGAGTGGGAAACGGATTGACGCAGTTATTATCTTTATCATAATGTCAATCACGTAAAATAAACATAATGAATTATGGCAAAGAAAGAAGAAACAATTGAAAAGGCTGTGAGTCGTCAGGTTGGTGATACCCACCCGAACGGTAAATGGGTTTGGACTGAGTATAAGCCAGGAAAATTCGATTGGCGTCCAGTCAAGAACAAGCAGCAATCGGGCGGTGGTTCATCTTCGGGAGGAGGAGACGATGGCGCTGGAACCAAGAAAACTCCTTCCAAACCTACTGCTCAGCAAATAGCCGATGCGAAGGCGAAAGGTTCAGGCAAGGCTATGAACTCTCAGCAACTTATCGTTTGGGCTCAAAAGACTTCTGACGATAACCTTCTCAAAGTAGCGAACAGCAAGAACGGAAATGCTCAGATGCGAAAGATAGCGTATGACGCTTTGGAACAGAGAGGGTTTGATATGTCGCAGGTTGATACTTCGGGAACGCTTGCTCAGCTTATGAAGATGACAGGCAAAACTGGAGCTTCAACCGCATCTGCTTCAGGGGATGACGGAGATGAAGTGGACGTAGCAGATACCAACGATGATGAAACCGTAGATGTTGACGATGACTCTGACGGAGGTACTAACGGCAACAAGATAACTGAAAAATGGTATCTTGACCGCAATGACGACCGAGTTAAGAAGACGTTCAACTTGAAGACAAAAGAAGGACGTATCAAGTACGACCAGTTTGTTTACAAGATGAAGAAGAAAGAGAAGGACTACAAAAACCCTGTCGAAGTCGTACAAGACCTGAACGAACAATATTTGGAGTTCTTGGATAACGATGAACAACGCTTCATGATTTCTGCGGGCGGTGCTGGTATCGGTAAGTCATACGG